TTTAATTCAGTTATTCGTTCGCTTTTTTCCATTCGGCGACTTTCTTTTTATAAAGTGCGGTTAGTTCCTTTATTTCGTCTATACTCAGCCGCAAAGGTTCGTTTCTGAGTATCATTAATTTACTCGCTCGCTCAAAACCGATTCGCTCGGTAAGTCGCGGGGCGTATTCTAGCAAATTCCCGTGCTTATGCTGGTTACATTCGACGCATTGGCCGTGAACATTGTCCTCGTTAAATCTTAAATTCGGATAACTACCAACGCTGTAAAAGTGACCCGCGTCATATTTAACGGGGAGGGGTTTTCCGCAACTTATACAAGGTTGTTTTGAGTCCCTGAGGCGTATGAATTCGTTGAACACTTTTTGAAGCTCGCGGCGGTATTGGCTGACGCTTTTCACGTTCTCTTTCATTTGCCGAATTTCCCGTTTAGCTTTTTTGCGCTCAGCAATTCGGCCCCACTCAATTAAACATTGGGGTTTAGTGCAAGTGGCTTGCAAGCTCGAATAAGTGGGGCTAAATTTTTCCTTGCACACTCGGCAACGCTTCATAATTCAAATTTAGCACGGAATTTCGCAACCTCCCGAGGGATTCGGGTTAATTGCTTCTCATTATGGCGCCAGCGTTCCGTTACGTGGCCCACAAGTTTACATTGGTTTGAGTTCACGTGAAACAATAGCCCAGCGGGGGTTAGTACGTCATACGTTCCCGTTTTGTTCTTATAAACTTTCATTTGTCACCTCCGTATGTTTTAGTATAGACACTATTTGCTTCTCTTAATATACTTTCACCATTACCAACGTGATTCATATAACATTCCACGTAAGCATCAACAATCTGCTCCTTCTCCACTTCAAGTAACTCCTCCGCTTTGTCTATGGCTTTATAGAAACTAAGTGTTTTTGCGGGGTCGTCACTAATCATTTGGTCGCCCCATTCAATTAGTTGTTGTAGTGCTGTTTTATTCATAATGGTCTGTAATTTTTATGAATTTCTGTAATAGCTTCTTGTGTAGCAAATTCATACCCTTCTGACTTTGCTTGTTCCATCTGCTCCTTCTCCATTGCTTTGGCTTTATCTATTTCAAATCTCAACTCAGATGAAAGTTCGATATTATACCATCCTATTTGCTCTATTAACCACTCTACTGCTGTTTGCTTTTTCATAGGTCCCATGATTCGTTATTTATTGTTTTAATTGGTGTATCGGTGTAGTGCATCGTTTCGGGAGTGAAATTTACGGGCACGTAACCCGTCCGCCCGTTGCGGTGTTTGGCTATTATAAACTCGGCGTTGTTAGTTTGGGTTTCTTTGTTGTAATAATCCTCTCGGTATAAAAAACAAACTACGTCGGCGTCCTGCTCAAGGCTCCCCGAGTCCCTGAGGTCGGATAACATCGGCCGTTTATCGCCCCGCGTTTCAAGTGAACGCGATAGCTGGGCGAGTGCGATAACAGGAATATTATTTTCCTTCGCTATTAACTTGAGGCCCCGACTAATCGCGCTCACTTCCTGTTCACGGTTGGCCGTTTTGTTTTTTGCGGCCGCTATCAGTTGGACGTAATCAATAAAAACAGCCTCAATTTTGAATTTCTCGCGTAGTGTGCGAACGCGGGTTTTGAGTTCGTGAACGCTCAGCGCCGCGTTATCGTCTATATAGATGGGGAGCGCGTTTAGCGTATCCACGGTTTGGTAATACTTAATTTTTGAATCCTTATCGAGTCGGTGTTTAGCTAACATTTCGGCGTTTATCCCGCTCAGCATTGAAGCCAATCGGTAGACTATTTGTGCGCGGCTCATTTCGAGGCTGAAAAATGCGACGGGTTTACCCTTTTGGGCTATGTTTAGAATAACGCTCAGGGCGTAGGCCGTTTTCCCCATTCCTGGGCGGGCGGCTATGTAAATAAGGTCGCTCGGTTGGTGGCCTCCTATTACCCCGTCTATTACTCTAATGCCTGTCGGTATTCCACTTATACCCGTTCTTTCTCTCATTTCGATATTGTGGGACGTTTCGGGGGTTATGTTTGAAACGTGCGATACTTCGCCTTTTAGATTTTGGCGTATGAGGTCGGTTAGTTCGCTCGAAAATTGGTTATAAAGGTCAAACGGGTCGTTTTCGGGTGCTAGTGAAAGCTCAGCCATTAGGGCGGCGCGTTTGCTGAGCTCCCTTTTCAAATACATTTCAGTTAGGTGTAGCGCCCAGGTTTCAAGGTTAGCAGTTGACGCCACGCGGTTAGTTAGTGAGGCCACGTATTGAGCCCCGCCCGCCGTGGTTAATCTTTGTTTTTTTCTGAGCGTTTGGGTAACTGTTAAAATATCAATAGGCTCATTCTCGTTTTTCAATTCCTGTATTGATTGCATTACAGCCTCATTACGGGCGTCGAAAAACTTTTCTGAGGTCAATATACCTTCAACGCGAGAAAGTGCCTTAAAGTCGAGTAAAACGGCTCCTAATACCATTCGTTCGAGTTCTACGTCACTCGGCGGGAGTAAAGTCGTTAATTTCGTCGTTTGGGTGGGGTTCATAAAGGTCTAAGGGTTTGTATTGTTTAAGTTCTGAGGTTTGGGGGGGCTGGGCTTTCACCTCCAGCCACCGCCCGCCCCTCATTTTTTGCCGCCAATTTTTAACGGGTTGGCCTTTTGCATCGTGCCAATTCCCGTCGGTGTAGTATTGCCACGCTTTCGCTCCTTGCTCAGCGGTGGAACCCTGCTCGGTAAACCATGCTTTCACCTCTTCGAGTGTTGGCGGCGGGTTTTCTTTTTTTATAGTTTTTTCTTTCTTTACATTACCACTAACATTTACATTAACATTTACATTATCATTAACAGCTACGTTTGCTAGTGTTTGGTTAGCACTTTTAGCATTTGCTAGCATTTGCTTGCTTGCGCTTTCGTTATAACCGACTGGGTTATTTGGGTTATTTTGAGCCTTCATTAACCCTCCTTTTCGGCCGCTTTCTTTTCTCACTTGCTTCACTCTTTCCCACTTTTCAGAATCGCGTTCCCATTGGTTTATAAATGGAGTTAACGCCAGCTTTAGCCAAAATTCAGACGGTAATTCACCGCTCAAATGATAGTTATAAATGGCTTTGAAAAATTCGCCCGCCTGTTCGGCGGTTAATTCACTCAAGATATTGAGCGAATCCAAATGCAGTAAAAAAGATTTTTTCATTATAAAAATACGACTACCGCACGCAACGGCGACCCCTCGCGCGATTGCGCTTAAGCATTACGGCGGTAGTCTGTATTTAATTTTTTCATAAGGAAGTCGCGTTGCAATAATACTAAATTTCCTTAAACTCGGTCGTTGGCTTTAGTATTTTGTAACCGTTACTTTTCAACAGGTGTATCGCGTCGCTAATATGAACAGCGGTTATACTTTCAAAACCTATTTTCTCAACTGGCGGCGACTTGGGTTCGTCAAACAGGCTATTAACTATATTTTTAAGTTTAGCGGCTTTTTGTTCGCGCTTTTCCCTATTTATTACAGCTCTTTTTTTAAAATACTTTTTTAGTTCCTCGCTAACAACTTGGTCCCTTTTAGGCCAATCGGGTAATTTATATAAACCCTCAGGCGTTTGAACTAAATGTTTATTTTCTAGCATTGCGCTAATAAATGGGCTTATCGTTCCTTTCGGCTCATTTAATTGAGTGGCTATTTCGCTGGCGGTCCACGCTTCGCCACGGCCTAACAAATCGGTTATTTTGCTAACCCTTAAAAAAATACGGTCTTTTCTCATTTTTAAAATAGATTTAATTGGTTTTTTAAGTAACTAAGGTCGGTTATTTCAATTCGCCCGCTTTGGGCCTGGCGGGCTTCCCATTCGGAACCCCTGAGTTCGGGTATATCTTCCTGAATCTTTCGCCAAATACGGTCGATGGTTTTCACGCTAGAAAGTTTGCCACTAAAAAAGGCTTGATAGTAATCGTTTTGACTGATTCCAATAACGCCCATTTCGAGGTCGTGAATATGTTTAACGCATTGCATCATATCGTCGCGAGCGTCGACGTTTTCGGCCAATAGTTTAGCCAGCGATTTAGTAACGTAATTATTCAGCATTGGGCGAGGTTTTGGGGTTATTCCATTGCTCTAATACTTCGAGCTTCATTCGGTGCGCGGCCTCCATTCGTTCACATAGTAAGGTTAGCTCTTCTATTTCGGGCTCAATTACCGCGTAATGTAGTCGGCGGTGCTCAGGTTGGCGCGGGTCGTAACTCGCGAACACCCAGGCGGGGAGGTTAAAGGTTAGACAGTTCCCCAAGATTTGCCAATAGTAATCGGAGTTAACCGCTTTTAATTGCTCGGCGTCAGTTACGCCGCTATGTAGGTAGTGATTAACTGAGTTCCAAGGACACTTTATTTCGCAACCAACAGGGCCGAAATTTGGGTGAACCATAAAGGCGTCAGGACTGCAACCGAAATACTCGTTAAAGAGTTTAAACGATGGTTTAAGTTCGGTCGATTCGTCGGGGCTGGCTAGGGCTTTTTTCAGTTCAAGTAAGGCGTGTTCTTCCCACTCATTACCCCAATCGATAGCGCGGGAGGTTGCCTCGTTGGCCGATTGACCTGTTACGGTTTCCATAGCCTTTTCGTAAATGTACTTTTTGGCGGTTTCGCTCAGCTCGCCCGCTTCCTTTGCGGCCTTGGTTTTGGGGTCCGTCATTAGTGCGCTAATTCCTGAGCCTGTGAAACGGCCTAGGCGTAGTTTGTCCCACGCGGCCGACTGTTGGGCCACGGTTGCCATATATTCGGTTAAATAGGGGTTATTGCTCATTTTGGTTTTGTTTTTCTGATTTGTTTAATTCTTTCTTTTGGCCGTATAATTCTCGCTCGACCTCGTTTATTAAGTCGGTATAACCATTATCGATTCGAATCATAACGATTACCCCATAAAACCCGAGCACACCGAAAGCGGCAATTATTAGAAAAGTGATAATTTCATTGCTCATTGTGTTTCTCGATTAATTGGGTTAAATGGGTTTTTTGTGTTGGGCTCATAACATTCTCAAGTGATGCCATGGCGGTAATCGCGAGCGGGTCGCCGTTTAAGATGCCTACCTCAAGTTTATTTATGATAGCCTCGGGGAGTTCGCCCGCCGTCGCAATTTTAAAGGGCTTATAAACGTCCTTATTTTTCCTGTTAAGGTCGCGTCCGAACACTTTGCCCAGGCTTTGGGCGGCGTTTTTAAGGCACTCGCTTTTTAACTTAGGGAAAGCCATATCGAGGGCGTTGGGCTTTTTGTTCGATGGGTTTAACGCCCATTGGTTACGTTCCTGGCCCGCGAGGTTTTCGGGTGCACGGTCTACCATTATCACAATACTAGCGGCTCCCGTGCGGCGTATTTCGAAACCTGTTACGGGGTGGATGCAAACGAGTTCTAGCGATCCTTGGATTTCATTCGCCACGGGTGACCACTTGAAGCCTTCGGTTTTCCATTGCCCAAAGAAGAGTTCGTCTAACGTGGTTTCGATATGGCTAATGACAACCGTGGACGCTTTGCGGTCGGGGGTTAATTCTACGCTGAGCGGGTCGGGCTCGGCGTTTAGACGCTGAGTGAACTTTTGCAGTTGGCCCATTGTTTCGGGGTTAAGAGGATAAATCATGTTATTTTTTAATTAGAATATAAAGAAACTCGATAAGGCAAACGGCTAACAAAATTCGGTTTTCAACCTTTGCCCATTTAATTAGTTCGTCGGGCCGCTTCATAGGTTTAAAGCGTAGTTAATTGAATCATACGCGGTGTTTAGAGCTTTCTCGAATTCGGCCTTTGTAATCGTTACGGCCTCCCAATCGAATGCGAGTTGTACGTCGCGCTTATTCATGTTTGTAATGGTGTAGCAACGGATTGACTTATACTCATTAATTTGTACACCTGTGCTCTCGCCTGTTACGCAAAAGTAACTGTTGCCTAACTTGGTAAAAGCGGGGAGTTCAATTTCTACGCGGTCCACCGTTGCGGGGCGTTCAATATCAATCAGAATCTTTTTCATGTTATGAGTTTTTGGGGTTATTAAATATTTACAAATACTTCGATTCGATAATCGTGGCCAATTCCTCCCGCTGTGGGGAGCTCTTCGGTCCATTCGTAATTATAGCCTTGAGCGTCGCAAATCTCTTTAAATGATTCGAGGCATTGGCCTAACTTGGGGTACTCGAGCACCTGAGCGGTGCGATTTTGAAGGTGTGTGATGATAATCTGATACATATAAAAGGTTTTAAGGGATTGCGAATTAATTGAATTGTGAAGAGCCTTGACGCTGGCGCATTGTGTCGGCGTCCCAAAAGGCAGTACGGTTGAAAGATTTGCGGTCGATGCTCATTGCCTCGTCTATCCACGTTGGCATGAAGTACGGGCTCATTTTATTGAGAGTTACATACGGCTTAGTCCACATTAAAAGCTCCATAACACGGCGTAGGCTAGTGGTTGGGTTGCTTGAATGTTGCTCCGCAATTGCCTTTTCAATCATTGGGATTATCCACTCGCGGTTAGCTGACAAATACGCTTTGTTTTTTTCTTCGCGGTGCTTTTCGATTTTGATGCTCATTGTGTTACTGTTTTAATTATTTGCCAAATATATAGTGGCTTTTTTGCTACATCCTAATTTTTAAAATTCTTTAACAAATCGGTTATTGATTATCAGTGTTTTAGCTTCAAACGGTTACACTTTGTAACCGACTCAGGCGTACGAATAACGCCCGTAATTGGGGAAAAGTTCGAAATACATACGCATCGCGATCGCGTCGGCGTAGTCGGGACTAAGGCCGTGGATTCGCTGGATTTCTTCTTTACCTGTTACCGCTAGTTTGCCGTCGCCGTCGGGGTTCTTTCGGCGTATCAAATCGAGCTCTTTAACTATTGTATCGCGGTGGTTTTGGGGTAAAATAACGCGGTTTAATTCGATAAGCTCCGCGAGTTTAAAAAAGCATTCGGCTTTGAGGTTAACAAACCGTTCAGGCTTAGTAGCCCTTGAGCCGTTACGAAACTCGCGACACTTCATGACGTCTACCAACCCAGCCCCCAGCCCGTCGGCGTCGGCTATTACGTTGGATAGTTTGACTTTATTAAAGTCGGCGAGCTGGCGAATAACCGAGGCCGTTTCGTCGATTTTCTTTTTTCTAAGTTCAATTATTTGAATGAGGGACAAACCACGCCAGAGGGCGATAACAGTCCTATCCTTTCCAAGCCTAGCGACGTCGGCGGTAATATATAACTCCCCGCTTTCCTGAGGGGCTCTAAAACAGCGCAACAAATCGTCGGTAGTAAAAAGGGCGTCTAAGGTTTCGTCATAGTCCCAATCGCCCTCTAAAAGCCTTTTACGGTCAACCTCGGGCAACCGCGCCAAAGTTTCGGCGTAGGTGGGGGGTAAGTGTGGGTTATCGGCCACGCGCGATTGAATAAACACTAAATGCGAGGGAAGGTGGCCCGAACGAAACGGGGCGAAAAATTCGTTATATAGCCAACCCTTTGACGGGTTACACGTTAGCAACGTTTTGGGGCTTAACTGAAATTGGTTAAGTCGGTAACGAATACGGCTCCTTACGATATCGATAGCCTTTTTGCTAACCTGGCTACACTCATCTATAAAAGCGTCGGTAATTTCTAGCGACCCGAGGGAATCAAATGAGGGGTCCGAGGGGTACGCGAAAAGGTCTTTTAAAATAATTTCGGAACCATTGTAAAACGTTATTACGTGCGATTGGGCGTTATACGAATAATGTTCGTTAGCCCTGAGCCCAAACATTCCCGCCACCTCGAAAAAGGTTTTTAAAGTGGTTTTCTTGAGGGTATCTAATTTGGAGCGGCCGATTAACCCGCGCGTTCCTGGGTACTTTAGCCGCCTTTGAATTTGCCACGCGCAACCTGTAAACGATTTCGCCCCTCCAGCGGCTCCGCCAAACAACACAACCTCGGCGGGGGAATCCAACCCGAGGGCGTTTAAACATTCCTTTTGTTTGGGCAAAAATTCAACCATTAAAACAGTTCGTTTAGAGGTTTGCCCGTTATGGTGCTCAGCCTTCGAAGGTCGGCCAAATCCATTCGTTCGGGGTTTTTTAACCAACGGTAGGCCGTCCAACGGCTTACTTTCATTTTGCGGCTAAAATACTCTCGAGTGCCGAAATGTTCGTTAACTATCGCGTTGAGTTTGCTTGCGTCCATAGGTTCTTTAATTTTCTAAACTCAATCTCTTTGTGGCATCGCTCAATAATTCTATATAGTCGGCTTTTTTCGTTTGGCTTTTCGGGCACATAACCCAATAAACGCCAACGAAGCCCGCGGAGTTCGTCATTACTGAGCTGGCTCATTTGCTTTCGTGTCGTTATTTGCATTGCTGAAATTCTCTTTTATATCTTCCAGTGCTTTTTTGTAGCCCTCCATATAACAGGCCCGCGCAAATTCGGCCTCATTAGCGAGCATTTCGGGCCCACTAGCGAGGGTTTCTCGATAGGCTGGGGCTGATAGGCTCAGGGGGTTACTTTGTAGTTTCTTTCGCGTCGCTTCGAGGTATTCACCCACGGGCGAAAGTGTAGCGGTGTTATTCATTTTTTTTATTTGTTTAGTTTGCTTCAAAGGCGGGCTCCATGTACGTAGGGTAAAACCAATAAATTTTACACTTATCGCTTATTCTTTGGAGGCCGTATTTTTCTAAGTGTAAACCGTCCTGAGAGGGTTTAACCTCAATTACACGGCACAACCGAGCATCGTATTTATAGAATGGGTGTAAACGTCGATAAGATTCGGCTATTGAGTATAAATAAACCAAATCGCCTATTTCGTACTCTATTGAGTCCCTCACGCCTTCTAATTGATTCCAAGCGTATGTTAACTTTAGCCCGTGCCTTTTCATTCGGAGTCAGGTTTATTTTCATTAAAAAAATCTTCATGGGCTTCATACCAGCCTCGAAAGTGGCCCGCCACGAAAGCGACCACAATAAGCCCCGCTATGAGAATTAACCAAGCGGCGTTAATCGTTATATCCATTTGTTCAGTTATTTTTTTTGCTCGGGGCAACGTGCCGCCGTATCTTGGGGCGAAATTAGTAGTTCTTTTGCTACATTGCAAATCTTAGACGCTGAAATAAAAAGACTATATCCAACGTGGCGACGATACGCCCGCGGGCTCGTTGGCTCTCAGCCAAAAGGCGACGACTGTTTAAACGAAACACTTTTAAAGATACTCGAAAACCAACCCGAAAAGGCCGCCGAGCTCGCCAGCGCGGGGACGCTAGAGTTTTACGTTAACCGCGCCCTCTTTTTAATGGCGACCGATAAGAGTTCCCGCTATCATGTGAAATACAGCAAATTCGGGCTAAAATGGGACTGCGAAAGCTCGCGCCATCTTGGGGAACCTGTGCCCGTTTGGATGGGCTCCCGAGTAGATAACGAATATTTAGACGCCTATATTTCGCTCATGCCTGAATTAGACGCCACTATTTTGAGGCTATATATGTTCGAGGACTTCAGTTATAAAGAAGCGAGCCGCGTTACGGGTATTCCCGTCAAAGAGCTCTACCGACTAGTCGAAAAAGCAATAAATAAAATTAAAAAAAATGTTCACCGTACCCCCAGCAATTCGGGCCCAACGTCTAGCGACGTGCAAGGGCTGTAAACACTTTAAATCTATTACCCATTCGTGCGGGACCTTAGTAGTCGGGCGAAAGCTAACCGAAGAGGAGTTAGCCGAGGCCGAGGAAAACAACCAAATAACCCACTATCGGAAAAAAACGCGCCTTTGCGGTTGCTTTATTCCTGAGAAATCCAAATGGAGCCTCGAGCGTTGCCCTATCAATAAATGGGGTTACTACCGATTGAATGAAGATGAAGCCCGCGAGCTCGCCGCCTTCATTTCGGGGCTACCGACTGACGGTAAACTTTCAGGCGTAACGGTAAGGCTCGCCGCCGATTGGGTATATAAGATGACAGGCCGCCGCGTTAGCTGTGCAAGTTGCAACGCAAAAGCCCTCATTAACTACCTACGCTCAGAAACAGGCCGACTCGAAGATTAACCCCCCTGGGGTCGATTCGGGGCAAAAATGGGAGGTTATTCCGTTACTAAGGCATGAAAGCAATAAAGGAACTATTAAAGCGAATCAAAAACGAACTCGCGGAAATATTCACGATAACGAACAATAAGCCTAAAACGGGCCCAAAAAAGCGTAAATAATGCCATTACCAATTAGACTACCTAAAGAGGACCGCCACGAATTCATTGGCCGCTGTATGGCTGATAGCCTAACGATTAAAGAATACCCCGACGCGGCCCAGCGGTACGCGGTTTGCCAATACCAAGCCGACCGACTGCAAATTAATAACTAAATTACACCCCTAAAGTGCGATTTCGCCGTCGGTGAAATAGCAGTATTTACGGGAAAAACGACTTTTTAAAGATTACAAAAAATGGCATACAACTTCCAAAAGTCCGAAATAAAAAAGGCTATCGAAGGCTCGGGCGGTTACATATCAGAAATAGCCCGCCGTTTGGGTTGCGATTGGCATACCGCTGATAAGTACATTAAACAGTTCGAACTAACCGATGTGCTACAAATCGAAGATGAAAAGTCCACCGACCGAGCCGAGGTTAAATTAATGGAGGCGGTCGAAAAGGGGGAAATAGCCGCTATCATTTTTAGGTTAAAGACCAAAGGAAAAAAACGCGGTTACGTGGAGCGCCAGGAACTGACGGGAGCCGATAACCAACCTATAATAACTATTAGCGCCAACCTATGAAGCTATATATTCCGATTTCAATAGACCAAATAAGCCTCGAGCGATTCGTTACGTTTTACACCTCGGCCGATGACGTCGAGCGCGTAATGGTGGCAATAAACAAAAGCCGCGAATACTGCGAGGGGTTGCCAGCCGCAACGATGCAAACGGTAATCGACCTTTTCGGGACCGCTTGCAATACGGGCAAAGAAAACCACGGCTCAATAGTCGAGGTGAACGGGGTTAAACTAGGTTTCCACCCAAACATAAACGGGCTTACGTTTAAGGAATGGGCCGATTTGGACCAACTCGCTAAATCGGTTTGGCCGACGGGTAAGGAGCCGAACTATACTAACCTACCGCAATTAATGGCGGTACTATTTCGACCCGTTGCCGAACAAGTAGGGACGTTTTACAACCTTGAGCCGTACGATAGCGAGAAAGTTCCTCGTTATATCGACGCGGTTAAATGTTTGACGATGGATAGAATACAGGGGGCGTTGCTTTTTTTTTCGAGTTTAAGCGCAGAATTAGTGAACAATTCTCTGGACTATTTGGATCGTCTGATAGTGACGGAGATAACGACGATTACACACCAAGCGGATTAGCGCGGTGGGGTTGGTTTCACATACTCGAAAGCATTTCGGGAAACGATATAACAAAGCACGAAACGGTTTTAGCCCAGCCGATAACCGCAATATTTACTCACTTGAGTTATATGAGGGATTACAATAGCGAGCAAATTAGAATAATGAAGCAACGTAGGTAATGATTACACAAATTAGTTATAACGTATTAATCGAGCGGTTCCGCGCCTTCGCGTCGGGGCACTATCTAATAGAGGCGTTCACCCATGGCGAGTTAGCCCAAACGGATTTAGAAAAGGAGCAGCGCTTTCCGTGGATGCACGTTTTCCCCGTAGAGGTGGAACCGCGCCAGGGCTCGCGCCTTTATACGTTCGTGGTGACGTTCGCCGATTTGCCGCGCGACAAAGAAACCGACGCCGAATATCAGCGCGAAAGCCTGAGCGATTGTATAAAGTTAGCGGAGGACTTACTAGCGGAAATTCAAAACGGGTTAGTCCTATTCGGGCCAACCGTGGAGCTCGAGGGTTCGGCCACTATCGAGCCGTTCATTAAAGAGTTTACCCACACGCTAACGGGGGTTAATTTAACCCTGACTATTTCGGTTCCGTGGAATTGGTCGGCGTGCGATATTCCCGCCGACTGGACGGTAGGGGGTTCGGGTTCGGGCGGCTCAGGTGGCGGCATTGGTTTGCTGCTTCAAACGAATGGCGTAGACAATGGCTCGCAATCATTACTCAACTTGCAAGCGGGCACTAACGTAACGATAACCGACAATGGCTCGGGCACTATTACGATTAGTGCAAGCGGTGGCGGTGGCGGAGGTGGAACGGTTACGAGTGTGGGCCTATCGGCTCCCGCCGCTTTTACCGTTTCGGGGTCACCTGTTACCACTTCGGGCACGTTGGCAATAACGGCGGCGGGTGACGAAACTGAATATATAGACGGGAAAGGTAATCTTACAACATTTCCAACCATTCCGCCCGCTCAGGTTAACAGCGATTGGGACGCGGTTAGCGGGGTCGAGGAAATATTGAATAAACCAACCCTAGCGGCGGTTGCAACCTCGGGCGATTATAACGACCTTAGTAACCTTCCAACCATACCGAGCACGCTCGACGATTTGAGCGACGTTAACGCGCCCGCTCCAACTAACGGACAGGTGTTAAGTTATAACAGCACCTCGGGCGATTGGGAAGCGGTCACACCGTCAACAGGTGGAACCGTTACCTCGGTAGCCCTAACCATGCCAACGGCTTTCGCAGTTACTGGCTCGCCGATTACTACGGCGGGAACGTTGGCCGTAACGGGTGCGGGTAACACGGGCCAATATATTAGGGGCGACGGTACTCTAGCTAACTTCCCGAGCACGGGAGGAGGTGGAGGGCAAATCTTCTATTTTAATGGCAACGTAAGTCAGGGCACAATAGGAGGCAACGCCTTTTTTCAATTAGGCACGGCGGCCAACACGGGCCCAGCGGCTAACTTTACACGCGCCACCACAGGCGTTATTGCGCGGTTTATTACCGACGTAAATAGCCCGAATCATTTGATAATTCCCGCGGGCGTTTGGACGGTGGACGTATACTTGAGCGAAACGGGAGGAGGTTCGAATAACGCTGAAATAATAGCGGTTTTGAAGGTTTACAACGGCTCAGCGTTTACGACTATCGCGAGCTCACCACTTGAGCAAATAACCAACGGAAACGTCCCCGACCTTTATACTTTTGCTATTTCGGTTCCGAATACGGTAACAGCCGCAACCGATCGCGTGGTTATTGAATTCGATATTCAGAACACTAACGGGAAAACGGTTACACTTTACACCGAGGACGGCCGAATAGGTGAGGTGCATTCGACTTATGCCATTGGCTTGAGTTCATTGAATGGATTAACTGCCAACACACAAACGTTCGCAACGGGAACGACGGGAACCGATTTCGCTATTAACTCGGCGGGCTCAGTTCATACCTTCAATTTACCCACGGCCTCGGCGGCAAATCGGGGCGCACTCTCGAGCGCTGACTGGTCAACGTTTAATAGTAAACAAAATTCGATTGGTTTAACCACGGTGGGAACCAACCTCGCCACGTTGCCAAACCCGAGCGCGGTTCGTTACTTGAGAATAAACGCCGATAACACGGTTAGCGCGTTAACGATTGCGGCTCTGAAAAGCGATCTCGGAATTAATAGCGTGGTTTTGGGTAGTAACTTTAGCAATGTAGGGACGGCGAATTACGAGGACGTAACGGGGCTATCTTTCCCCGTAACTGCTAATAAAGTTTATAAGTGGCGGGCCACGCTGGGTTATACTAACACGGCAAACATTCAATTCGCCATTGATGGGCCCGCCGTAACTTTTAACCGCTATCGCTTCACAACGGCGGGAACGACCACGAGCAACGCTGTAAATAATCAAAGCGCGTATAATTTGCCAGCGGGTACGGTTGCGGCAACTAATGGCGTGAGCACGGCTGACGGGTTAATAAGGCCCAGCGCAAGCGGTACGGTAATAATTCGAGCCCGCTCGGCTTCAGTCGGTGGGGTAACGGTTTTGGCGGGCTCTATTGTTGAATGGGAGGAGGTGTTATAATATGGCAAATCTAAAGGACTACCAAGAAGAGTTAGACGCTTTCGGGGCTCGCGTAATTGCGCGGGCTCAAGCGAACCTCAGAAAGAAACGAACGATTCGCGGCCGTTCGGTTAATCGCGTGTATAAAGGGACGCTCCAAAAGGAGTTAACCTTTGGCTACTTTAAAAGGGGGGCTAATATTTTGCAATGGTTCGGGGTTAAGCCTAATTCACCCGTTCGCGATTACGCCGACGTTATTGAAAAGGGACGCCGCCCAAATGATAACCCGACCACGTGGCCACCTCGCGCGCCTATTAGCGCGTGGATGCGATATAAAAAACTTTTCGAACCTAATAAAAGCGAGTATATACAGGTTTCGCGAATGGTTGAAAGCATAGGACGTAAAGGGATCGTCGGAATTGATTACATGCGTGACGCTTTCCAAACCGAAAGCCGAAAGAGTGGTAAGGAATTTCGAACCATGTACCAAAAGAACGTAGTTAAACAAGTGCGCCTAAAGGCCGATAAATACATTAAATAAATGGCGATTACAATAACAGGCCAACCCTACACGTGGACGCCTCGAGGACAAAAGTTAATCTATGCGTTGACGTCTACTAACTCGGGTAATACGGGTTTTAAATTCGGTATTGAGGTTAACGACGTCGCAACGGGTAAAACGTATAATTTTTTCCTCGATCCTTCACCCGACGGAGCGGCTTATTTCGATTTGAACCCGCTCGTTAATTTACTGAATAAGGAGAATACAGCAATCCACGCCACAACGGCCGACCAATACACCGAGCCCGAGGGTAATTCCTGGAAATCCTACGAGTTAATTTTTACGGAGTGGTGGATTACGGGCGGAGTTCTAACCGAAAACGACGGCGTGAGCGCAACAGCTACGACGGCGGTTTATAATGGCTATTTACAACCTATCGACGGTTATCGCCCGAATGTATTCGCGAGCACCGATAAGCTAATTAAGATAGCCAATAACGCGAATTCGGACTATATGCAAAGCGACCGCCGTTACGATACGACAGTTTTTGCTATGGCTGAAAGTTTAGGTATAACACCGAGCTCGAATACGGTTTTTATTCCATGTTTGCCCAGCGATTGGGGGCTGTTATTCGTTACGGGTTCGGACGAATATTGTTCGCCTACTACGGTGGATAGTTACCGCGTGGCGGTATTCGGTACGAGTAACGGGGCGGCGTTTGTAAACTTTACGGCCGCGCCTCAAGTAGGCATTCCCGCCTACCCTCAGAATATTATTAATTCGACTTTTCCAACCATGCCCGACCCCGTGGCGTTGGGTTGGAATTTTTACACTATTGAGGCGTATAACGGGGCGTCGGTAGTCAGTAAAACTTATTACTTCATAAACGCCGAGAAATACGGCCAATTCGATTGCCGTTATGATAATGTGCGCCTCGCTTGGGTAAACAGCCGCGGCGGTTGGGACTATTATAATTTTATAAAAAAGTCGGAGGTTACGAACCAAATCGACCGAAAGCAATTTAAGCGGGTTTTATTTAACGGAACGAATACAATATTTAGCCGATACGACCGCCAATTATACGACCGTGCCAACGTGGTAACGCGGACGCTCAGCATTACGAGCGATTGGGTGCAAGAGGACGAATTTATTTTTTTACGTTCGCTCATGGTTTCGAGTCAAGTTCATATCGTAAATAGCGACGGGACACACATACCCGTTAGTATGGACGAAAACAATTATTTGGAGCGCAAAGAGCGAAACAATAAACTTTATAACGTGGCTCTGAAAGTGAGTTACTCTCAAGATTATAATACCTAATGAAAAGAGAAACTCAGTTAATCGTCGCCGAAAACAAAGCGGCCACAATATTAAGCGCGAGCAACGCGGCGGCTCAAGGGTCGGTCGGTAGCCTTCGAATGATTTTTGTTAGTCAACCGTGGATGGGCGAACTCCTCGGCCAAACGCTAACCATTCAAAACGCACTCGGGCAAACTCAAGCGAGAACTGTAACGGATGTAATAGTGAATAGCCCGACCGATGGGTTTACACGTTTAAATTTTTCAAGTGACCCCGCCGATTATGACTTTCGCCAAAGCGCGGGCGGGTTTTTTGTTTACGGGGTGGCTTACGAATATTTTGTAGACCTTTATGAGGAGGAGTCGATTAGCCAAAATTTTAATTTTCAAGACGTCGGAACGTTCGCCCCTCAAGGCGATTTTACGCGCGAGTTTAGAGTCCCCGCCTCAGATAGAAATCTAGAGGTTTTCGGGTTGCTCGATTCGTTCACATTTAGCGACGTCGCAGAGGTTTATAGCAAAAAGATACCCGCCGAAATTCGCGTGGATACGTTGCCCATTATACGCGGACACTTGAGGGTATTAAAAACGTTCCAACGTAATGGGGCTATTGGCGATATTCAATTATGTTTTTATGGTGAGGCTCCCGACCTGTTTCGCTCGATAGGCGATAAGCTATTGAATGAAATCGAACATTTGCCCAATTTGGACACGGTTATAGATTATAACACAATTAACACGGTCGGCGACGAATTAGCTTGGGGGTTAGTAGACCGTGGCCAACGTTGGGACAATACGGGGAGCGTTGGTAGTCGGCCTTTATTCAATAGCGAGCTACCGTTATTTGCCGCCGATTTTACGCCATTTATAAACGCGTGGACTATCTTCGAGAATATAATTACCGACGCGGGCTTTACGCTCACGCCTACGCCACTCGAAACCATTTTGTCGGGCTATTGGTGTCCGTGGATTAATACGAAAAACGTAATCGTTAACGAGGTAGTCGGGGACTTCTATTTTAACGCTGGGTTTACTACGGGAACGATAGTAACCGACGACAACGTTTTGACGTTGCCCGAGTTTGTAGATAACGGAGGCAATTATTCGGGGGCTTTCTTTGAGGCTCCCGTGGATGGGTTTTATTCGTTTCGCTTTTGGGCTAACGTAACGCCAATCGGTACATTCGGAGCATCGACGGGCGGAATAAAATTTTTCAAGTTCACGGGCGGAACTCCAACGGCGGGACAGGTAGTTGTTAATTTCGAGGTCGCGGTTTCAGGAACCGACCAAAATAATAGCATACCGCAAAGAATTCTATTTACAACCGAGCCGCTTTATATGCTGGCGGGTGAACGGATGCAACCCTATACGGAATTTACGGGCTCGCCAGCATTTGCGGGCTCAGCTACTAACAACCCTTTAGAGGGCACGGGGTGGGAGCTATTTAGTTATTTCAGGAATTGGGGCGATACGTTTAACGCGGCGGCTAATTCACCCAATATTAAACAAGTCGATTTTGTGCGCGATATCTTGCAAATGCACGCGGCTATAATTGTTCCCTCGCGCTCGGTTCCAAAGGTGGTTACAATTATGCCTATTAACGATTATATCGCAACGGGTGACGTTTTGAATTGGACGCAAAAGCTAGATATTTCGAAAGATATAACGCTGAGCCCTACGACTGAAATACAGCGGCGAAATTTCTTTTTTACCTATAAAAACGGCGGCGACGTATCGAGTAAACTTTTCACCGATAACGGCCGAACCTACGGCGAGTATAAACTACTGAACGGCTACACGGTAAACAGCAACACGCCGCCAAATGAATTCGCTTCGGGCGATTTCAATATTAAGCTCACGGCCGAAAGTACGCCCGCCGCTTACGTGAATGGAACTAATATTCCGATTCCAAAGTTTATAAACGATAAAGGCGAATTTGTCGCGCCAAATTTGAGGTTTTTATTTTTGGCTGATATAACGCGCATTCGTATGTATGACGACGGAAGCGATACCGTGCAAAACGTCAATGTGAATATTTTTAACCATTACTCAAGCGTGAACGCGAGCGTTGGAGATTATGACTTGAATTTTAACCCCGAAACGCCGTTACACTCAATAACCACTAACCCATTTAGAAACCTGTTTAACGAGTATTGGCGCGACTATTTAAACGGACTTTACAACCCCGAAACGCGAATACTTGAGGCTTACTTTGCGCTAGACTTGAGTGATATATTGACTTTTAAATATAGCGACCGAATTTTTATAAAGGACACGTATTGGCGTATTCTCGAAATTTCAGATTATAAAATCGGTTTATATGAGTCGACAAAGGTTAAACTAATGAAGCTAGTTAACCCAGCTCCCGACTGCGAGTTAGTACCGACTACGGTAGCCACTACGGGCGGCGGAGTTCAAATAATTGAGTTTACCGATTACGCGGGCGACCCGCAACCCGCTACGTCCACTTGTTGCGTACGTTATGGCTATCAATGGGAACCAATCTTGGGCCAATGTTTGGCGTTTGGCACTCCGATTGAAACCGACCCTAACGGCGGCGGCTCAGCCTCGGCGATGATGATGAACCCAGGAACTCAAGGCGTAGTCCAAAACTCGTTAGCCAAAACCACGAATACCGATATTAGCGTAGATAATACTTTTAGCGTTTTTGTAGGTGAGAAAATCAGCGTAGAAAAAGGAAATGAGAACACGTTAGCGGTTGGTTCGGTGCTCAAAATGGAGGGGGCAAATAGGGCGAGCGTACTTTTAGGCCGCAACGCTTACGCAAACATTACGGGCCTCCATTTCGGGGCGGGCGACCGTACGATTTCCCAAGAAGAAGGCGCCAGCCAAACGGGCGTTGTGGTTTTTACCAATGCCAACACGTTAACGGCCTCAGGCCAAACTATTGAACTATTCCCATCGAATGACGTTTTAACCCGTTTGTCGATGCCTGACAAAACGAGTTGGGTTTGCTTCTACATATTACACGCGAGCGACGTTAACGGCTTCTTTATTTATGAAACGGGCTCGGTTTATTTGGATAAGTTAGGAGGTGTTACAAGCGCGAGCGCTCCCATTGTTATTAGTTCGGACAATTCGGGGGGAACTGTTACCCTTACTTTTGTAATTGATACGGCCACGAATACCGCTCAGCATAGGTTTAAAATAACCTCGGGCGGTTCGGGCTTCCCTCAAGATATAAACGCAAATTTAACCCTCTATTATACACAAATCCGATGAACGAAAATGTTATAAGCCCAGCCCTTCAAATGTTAAAGGCGGGAATACAATCGAAGCAACCGAACAAAGAGTTAACGCGTAAAAGGCTATGGGTTTTCCGTTTAATAAAGTGGGGTTGCGCCGTCATTTGGTGGGGCTTTCTCGTTTATCTATTATTTAAACTTTTATTCTAAATGGCTCAAGATAGTAGCACGTTTTTATTCACCCTCGAGGTTGACGACGCGGGCGCGGTTCAAAGCGTCGATAAATTAGCGGGAAGCGTCGAAGCGGCGGGAGCGGTTGCGGTCGCGTCTACTAAAAGCCTCAAGGCTCAGTTAAGAGAATTACAAGCTACACTCGCGGCCACCGACCCAGGAACGGACAAATATAATGAGCTCGCTACGGCGGCGGGTAAATTAAAAGACCAAATAAGGGACGCAAGCGAAGCCGTAGGGGCTCAAGCTGGGCCCGCCTTCGAACGTGTCGGGGGTTCGCTTGGTTTAGTAACTAGCCGCCTCAATTCGTTAGACTTTTCGGGAGCGGCCGAGGGTGCGAACCTACTCGCTAAAAACCTTAAAGAAGCAAAGCCAGGCGAATTCGCTAAAGGAATTGGCGACGTTGGTAAATCGTTCGGAGCGGTTGGAAAAGCCCTTTTAACAAACCCGCTTTTTTTGATTGGCTCAGCTATCGCGCTTTTGATAGTAAACTTTGACAAACTCGCTAATGTAGTTCCCGCTCTAGGTATTGCTTTCGAAGCAATTGGGGCGGTTATTGGTTTCGTTAAAGACGCGGTAACAGGTTTTACCGATGCTATCGGTTTAACAAGTGTCGCGGCGGCTGAGGCCGTTGATAATGCGATAGGCTCATTAGACCAACGCCAAAAGGATTTAGATAACGCCCGCCGTTTGGCCGTCGCCAATGCTAAAAAAACAGGCACCGACGTTGAAGAGGTTAACAAAGATTTTCGCCAAAAAGAAATTAATTTAAATAATGATACAATAAACAAAATTAACGCCCTAGAAAAGCGCGGCGTTAAACTAACGGAGGACCAACTAAAAGCCCGCCAAAAGGCAATAGACGCAAATACTGAGCTCGCGATTAAGGCGGCCGAAAAAGAGGGCGACGCAGTAGAACAAATAAGAAAGGACGCCGAAAAAACCGAGGCCGACCGATTGGCAAAAGAAGCCCGCGACCGAGAAGCGGCGGCGCAAAGAGCGGCCCAAGCGGCCGAGGCTCGAAAGGCTCGCGAGGCTGAGGTTACCGACGCAATTAAACAGGCTCAAGAAGAGCGTTACCAACTCACCCTAACAGATGAAGACCGTGAGTTGCGACAGTTGCAATTAAAATACGATAAGCTAACCGAGAAAGCGGGCAAAAATCAAAAGCTAATAACCCAACTCGAAGAGCAAGAATTACTAGACCGCCAAGGTATACGCGATAAATACACGGCTCAGGAAGAATCCGCGCAAACGGCGGCCGATGCTAAAATAGCCGAGGATAACGCCGCGGCCGCTGCTAAAGAAACCGAGGAAAGATTGGCCCGAGAAAAGGCACAAATTAAATTACAGCAAGATTTAAACCGCGCTCGATTAAGCGAAAATGAAGCTCGCCGACAAAAAGAGGTCGAAGAGTTGAATCTTGAGTATGACGAAAAATTTGCCATTGCTAAAGGCAATACCGATTTAGAGAAGCAACTAGCCGAAGAGAAAAAAACCGAACTAGCCCGAATAAACAAAGAGTATCGCGACGCCGAAAAAGCCGCCGACGAAAAGAGCCAACAAGATAGGCTAGATGCCTTCATGAAAACGAGCGACAATATCGCGCGAACTGCTCAGGACGGTTTTAATACTTTGATTTCGTTAAACGAGGCGTTTTCGGGTAAAAGCGAGGCGGCACAAAAAAAGTCGTTTAAAAGAAATAAGGCGTTACAAATCGGTTTGGCGAGCGTTCAAACCTACCAAAGCGCGACGGCTGCTTATGCCTCTCAGGTTATTCCTGGCGACCCGACCTCGGTAGTCCGTGGTGTAGTGGCGGCGGCGGCGGCGGTTGCGGCGGGCCTCGCTAATATTGCAAAAATTAAGGCGACCACATACGAAAGCCCAGCCCCTAGCGGTGGTAATAATAGCACGGGCGGCGGTGGTGAGCTTTCTTCGACGGGCGTTGCTTCTAGCGGCGTTCCTGAGTTTAACCCGCTGGCTAGTTTAAACCTAAACCAACCGCAACAAATACAACCCGCCTACGTATTGGCGGGCGATATTGCTAACGCTATGGAGGCTCGCGCTAAAGTTACGGACTTAAGCCGTTTATAATCAAAAAGCCCCCGACGTTTCGAGGGCTGATTGAATCAAATTATTCGAAAATGGAAAATTTTCGTCGCTAATATATAAAAAAATGGATAAAAAGAAAGTAGTTAAATGCATTATAGACGCCGAGGGTAACTTGGGCGTAGATGCTATTTCGTTGGTTGAATTCCCCGCTATTGAGTCGAATTGGGTAGCCCTAAAAGCTGAAACAAAATTGAGCGCACTCGATAACGAGCGCCGAATGCTATACGGCCCCGCGCTGATTCCCGACAAACCGATTTTGAGAATTGACAAAGAAACGGGCGAGGAGTATTATATAGTTTTTGATAAGGAAACAATTTATAATTGTGCTCATGCGTTCATGAAAAACGGGTTTCAAAAGTCCCACACTTTCGAGCATCAAAAAACCATTGACGGGGTTACCGTGGTCGAATCTTGGTATAAAGAAAGCGAGAGCGATAAGAGTACTTTTTTAGGGTTAGACGTTCCCGTTGGAACTTGGGTAATAGGCTCGAAAGTAGACAACCCCGAAATATGGGCGAGCGTCAAAGAGGGGAAAGTAAAAGGCTTTTCGATTGAGGGTTATTTTGACCACGTGGGCTTGAGCCTATCGCAAACGCCTGAGGAGCTTTTAATTTTAGAGGTGCACAATTTATTGAGCAATTTATAAAGCTGGTTTAGTGTGGTATAAGTGTTTAAGTGTTATTGTTTAAAGTAAAAAGGCCTCCAAACGTGGGGGCCTTTTTCAACAATAACAAAAAACATATATATAGAACCAAGCGGACGCCGCTAAATTAAAACAATTTTTCTTCGCCTGTTTCTAAATTTATCGATTGGCCGATATTTTCGTTTTTTCCCTGAGCGGGCAAAAATTCCATATATGCCAACAGCTCGGCGGACTCCTTCAAGTCGGGGTTAAAGGTAAGCGTTTTCGTTTTAGCATCAAAAGCGTTGACGGTTCCCGCTTGAATATTTATAGTAGTGTCCTTTGCGGGGTCCAAACCTATGTTAAGAGTAGACCCATAAACGTTATCCGTTACGTTCAAACCTGGCCCATTATATAGCCTGTACATTTGCATGAAGCCCGAATAGGTTTTACCGAAAGAGTTAATTAGCGTTTTGTAGTTAAACGAATTTGACGGCTCGCCATTAATGTAAGCCGTGCTCTTTACTTGGTTACCCGTGCGCTCGATATCCATTGCGATATTATTTATGTGAGTGGCTGGGTTGGTTTTAACTATGTTATAAGTCCAACGGCTTTTATAAATTACTTCGTCCATTGTTAGCCCGCAAAGGCTCAAGAATTCAGAACGGCGGAGGCGTTTTTTTGGGGTAATTGCAAACCGCGAGGTCCACACAACCTTTCCCGCTTTTACTATTCGGGCTTTATACTGAACGCGCATAACGGGGTCGTTCATATCTAACGCGACGCCGTTTAAAGTGGTTTCGTAAGGCTCAAACATTTGCTCTATTCTGTCCTCATTCAAAAGTAGTTTTCCGTCTACGTAATACACGTTTTGCCCCGCGAGCCCGCTCATTTCAGGGTGAACAACCCACACGCTCGGGCGGTGCAATAAATAACCCTGAGGCGTTTCTCCCGCGTCGGTATAATTTCCATGGTGTAACATTCCCGCGATATAGTTTAAAGGGTATAAACCAAACGGCGCGGCTATTCCGTCGCGGAATTCAACCTCGTAACGATTAACGGGGAGCGGGCCCGTCGTGTCGGTTATTTCGTAAACAGTAATCGAGCGGGTTACGCGGGTTTGAACCTGTCCGTCGAAACGGGCGAAATGGTCGTGGAGGCCCAATACCTCTAGAGTTTTTTCAATGTTTGCCATGTGTGTAATTTTTACGAAAGTAGGAAAAAAAAAGCGTTTCCGTTTTTACTAAAAAATTATATACCAATGTCTAAAGTTAATCTAAAAGAATCTTTGAAAGAGATATTTTCAAAATTCAAAATTGACCCTAGCGTTCACGGTATTAAACTCGAAGAGGTGGCCTTAGAAACTGAGGGCCGTCTAAAGGATGGGACGCCCGTATTTACGAGCGCGGATTCTTTTGCTATTGGCGTCGACGTTTATACTAAGGACGAAGAGGGTAACAAAGTAGCGGCCGCCGCTGGGCGTTACGAACTCGAAACGGGCGAATTTATCGACGTTAATGAGCTCGGCCAAATAGCCGAAATGGGTATTCCTGAAATGGAGGAGGAAATGAGTTCCGACGATTTGCTCTCCGCAATTAACAAACTCAGCGAGCGCGTTTCAACCCTTGAGGGTGAGAAAGCCCAACTCGAAACCGAACTTTCTAACGCTAAAAATGAGGCCACTAAAACAGCCGAAAATTTGAGCGCGATTAAGGCGGAATTGAGCGCGGTTAAAAAGCAACCCGCAATCGCTAGCGTAAAGGATAAGCCGACTACTAAAGTCGTTTTGCAAAGCGATAAAAAAGAAAAGTCATTTAACCAAATGACTATTAAAGAGCGAATCCAAAAGAATATCGAAAATATTAAAAAATAAAAAAGTAAAAAGATTATGGCAACAACAATGAGCCTTACTACTACCTACGCGGGTAAATACGCGGGGGAGTATATTAAAGCGGCTTTCCTAGCTAATGAAAGTTTGCAGTATGTAACAGTTAAAGAGAATATCGATTACAAACAAGTAGTAAAAAAACTCGTTGACGATATCACTTTTGAAGAGCCAACCTGTGACTTTACGCCACTAGGTGAGGTTACAATTACTGAGCGCGTTTTGACGCTTTCAAAATTCCAAGTTCAACGTAACATTTGTAAAAATGATTTCTTGAACGATTGGGCGGCGGGCGACTTTCAGCGTGGCGAAATCGAGCCAGCGTTGGCCGATACGCTTATTGCGAATATGCTAGAGGGTATCGCGGCAAAGAACGAGGAGTTAATTTGGACAGGTGACGCAACGGCTAACCCAGGTACTGAATACAACGGACTTCTAACCCAAATGGGCGCGGGCGGTTCGGGTGTTTTGTTTGTACCTACTCCCGTGGCTATCGACTCAACAAACGTAATTGCAAAAATTGCGGCAACCGTTGCTCTATTGCCAACGGCTGTTAAGCGTGCAACCGAGAAGCCTACTATCTACGTTTCTCAAAACGTTTGGGAAGCCTTTATGATTGCTAGCGCGGCGGCGGGCAATGGTTGGTACACTTACGGCGGCCCAGATATGCCTAAAGCTTACCTCGGTTATGCGATGGCGGTTTGCGGTGGAATGCCAGACGATACTATCGTAATGGCTCAGAAATCTAACTTGTGGTTTGGTACTAACGTCCTAGCCGATTGGAATAACATTCAATTAGTAGATATGGGCCAATTTGCCGAAGACAACGTTCGTTTCTCTGCTAAATTCTTCGCGGGTGCTCAGTTCGGTTTCGGTAACGAAATTGCGGCCTACGGTACTTGGTTCTAATCAAAATAACGGGGGGTTTAAAAGCCCCCCCATTTTAACATAACTAATTAAAAACCAATAAGATATGCCATGTTTACTATCGGCGGGCTTCATGCTCGATTGTAACGAGGGGGTCGGCGGCGTTAAAAACGTCTATTTCGCGAATTGGGAATTTTTCGCGAGCGGAATTACGACGGACGCTAACGGAATTATTGACGCTTTGCCAGGCGTTGCGGGTAGTGTTGATATTTTCCAATACCAACCAAACCGCAACACGGGCGGCCTTACTGTCGTTCCAACTGCTAACCTCGAAAACGGAACTTTATATTACGACCAAACGGTCGAACTAACTCTAGGCAAACTTTCAAACGAGAAGAAGAAAGAACTTGAGCAAATGAGCAAAGCGAAACTAATCGTTTTCGTTCAGCTTTACGACGACCAAATCGTTTGCGTAGGACGTACCGACGGAGCCTTTTTAACGACGGGCTCTTATCAGTCAGGAAAGGCGAAAGGCGATTTGAACGGATACCAAATTACGGTAAACGCTCAAGAGCCAGGACAACCCGACTTTTTGGAAGAATACTTCCCCGCTTCGGACGTTCCTTTTAGCAATTTCCCAGGAATTACAGTCGTTAATTCATAGGTTAAGAGGGTTATACATTTAAACGGGGCGGGTATAATTGCCCGCCCTTTTTAATAAAATGAATTATTTAACTACAAATCTCGCGGGGCAAACGCTCCGACTAACTTTAAACGAAACGCGGCAATACTTCGCCCAAACGTTTACGCATTTTCTTTTGATTATAACCCACGAGGAGAATTCTACGGCGGGCGATAGTATCTCACAAGTGCCTGTTATTGTGCTCGAAAACCAACGAATAACCCAACTAACGGTAACAACGGTCGGCCTAACTTTACAGGGCCGTTATCGTTACTACGTTTACGGGCAAAATTCAGCCGTAAATTTAGACCCGAATAACGCGGCCGTTGTGGGCCTTTGCAAAATAGGCACTATCGAGCTCGTTAATTCGACTCAGTATTACGACGTTCCTTCGATAACTATAACCGACGATATAATTTACAATGGAAACCCCTAACCAAGTCAAAAGATTAGAACTAGCCGACTACACGGTTCGCAGTTCGGCCGAGAAATTAGACCGCTCGGGCTGGGTAAGCTACGGAGTCGATAATCTTTTTCCGCAATACCTTAGAGAATTAGCCCAAACGGGGGCCGTACATGGATCGCTGTGCGTTTCTATTGGCGAAATGATAGCTGGCAAAGGGTTGCAAGCGGGGGTATATAACAAACGCCTCGAGGAACTGAAAGCCTACGACGTTTTTTACGGGTGTTCTAATGACTTGAAATTATATGGCGGTTTTTACATTGAAATTATTTACACGGTAGACCGCGAGAACGTGGCTAAAATGCGCCATTTGCCATTTGAAGAGTGTCGCCTAGCGGTAACGGGTGAGGAGGAGGAAATTTGTGGCGTTTATCATTCTAACGATTGGGCCAATACTCGAAAGAAAAGAAATAAACCCGAGTTTATACCGATTTACAACGTAATGAGTAAAGCGGAAGAACCGCGACAGGTTTATTATTGCTTTAATTACGCGGGTTCTAATTTCTACCCACGCCCCGACTATTACTCGGCTATTAACTCGATAGAATTAGCTAAGGAAATTAGCGTTTACCACGTTAATAATATCATGAATGGACTGAGTCCGTCTATGATTGTAAGCCTTTTCCAAGGTGCGCCCGCCCCCGACGAACAACAGCAAATAAAAAGAGATTGGGAGCGTCAATTAACAGGGGCTAGAAACGCGGGAAAGTTTATAATGACTTTCAACGAGCGCGATACGCCACGCCCTGAGATTACTACTTTTCCGCTCAGCGACGCCGATAAACAATACGAGTTTCTTTCAAAAGAATCGACCTCGCTAATTATGGTAGCCCACCGCGTGGTAACTCCTTTGATTTTTGGAATACGCGACACGGGCGGCGGTTTCGGTTCGAATAAAGACGAAATGGCGGTCGGTTTGGAAATATTCACGAACCAAGTAATCGAGCCCGCTCAAAAGAAGATAGCCAAATCATTCGAGGAGGTTTTGGGCTTCGAAATGCCAGGATTGACTATTACGGTAATTCCAAACTCGCCACTAATTCAAGCCCCCGCGACCACGGCGGAAATTCCAGCCCCAGCCGCTCCCGTAATGGCTGAGGACGAAAAAAAAAAGTTTTGTAACTGCGAGAATCTAGCGGAATCATTCGAGCCAACGAATGAAATGAAAACGGCGGCCGAATTGGGGTTAAAATGGAGGGCCGAATACAACAGGGGCGGAACTGAGGTCGGAGTGGCTAGGGCTCGTGATATTTCTAACGGGCGTAATCTTTCAGTCGATACTATACAGCGAATGAATAGTTATTTCAGCCGTCACGCCGTAGACAAAGAGGCGAGCGGTTGGAACCAAGGCGAAGAGGGTTACCCTAGCGCGGGGCGTATCGCTTGGGAACTGTGGGGCGGTGACGCTGGGCGTGATTGGGCGGCTCGTATGGTTGCAAGGATCGAGAGAGAAAATCTTAGTTCCGATACCGCCGACGCATTAATCGCATTAGGAGAAGATAATCCTGAGGGTTATATTTTAATAGATTTCTATGAGGTAGATTACGATACTGACGAAGCCGAAAACGAGGAGCTCGTTAAAATCGAGGCTCACGAACTCGCCAGCACGGGTAGCGCAAAAGCCATGATGCCAAGCGACCAAGACGAAACCAATTACGCGGGCGTTACCTTTATGACGCGCTACCGATACGCTGGCTCTAAAAGTCCCGAGCGTGAATTTTGTAAAAAAATGATGGCGGCCGATAAACTTTATAGGAAAGAAGATATAGAGGCGATGGAATTTAAAGCGGTTAACCCGCATTGGGGGCCGAACGGTTCTAATTTCTATTCGATTTGGCTCTCAAAGTCATGCCAACTATCTAATAATGAGCAAGTTAACCTATATAAGGGCGGAGGTAATTGCTATCATTTTTGGAGAAAGGAGGTCTATATTAACGCCAAAGGAATAAACCCGCTCGCTAACGACGCCCAACAAATCGCAGTAGCTAAAGCGGCCAAAATGGGTTACCGTATAAAGAACGACGAACTAGTTGCGCTGTTACCTATTGACCAAGATTATAACGGATTTTTAGAAACTAACCCCGTATATGGAAAGGACGGGAAAAATTATAGACGCTAAAACTAAAAAGCTATGGAGGTTCTAATTATAAACGACGTATACATTAAAAAGTATACCACGGTTAACGGAGCGGTCGATCCTAATCTACTTTATCCGTCTATTTATTTGGCTCAAGATAAATATCTCGCTCCATATTTAGGGACGAACCTTTACGAAAAGATTAAAAGCGATATTGAAAATAACACGCTCTCGGGTAACTATCTTACCTTGGTAGACGATTACGCTCGCCGTGTGGTTATGTGGTGGACGATGGTTGAAGCGGCCCCCTCTTTGACGTATAAAGTCGATAACGGGACAATGGTTCAAAGAACCTCCGACGATACCTCACCCGTGGCGGACGTGGTATTTAAAGACCAGCTCGCAAGATGGCAACAAAACGCCGAGCACTATACGTCGCTCATGGTAGATTATTTGTGCGCTAACTCTCATTTATTTCCCGAATACAGTAACAACGTTTGGCCTCAGCGTTGCCCAA